ATGCTACGGATTTTGTCTCTGATTTTCCAAGGGGGCTACCCCGTATGCGCTTCGCGTCCACTCTTAGCGTTATGGCATCGCGTGCACATGGACTGCCAATTAGCTGAGTCCCAGAACTCACCACCCAATCGCACCGGCTGGATATGGTCAACCACTGAGGCAGGGCGCCCGCAGTCCACGCACTCCGGATGGTTACGGATGTACGCGGTGCGGGCCTTGCGCCAAGCATTGGACCAGTAGCGTGTATCTTGTGGCCTGTCGCGTTTCGCTTTCTTCCTGCGTGGGTCAGGCGTCTGCCGTCGTGGTATCGTTGGCATTACTGCACAAAGTAACCGTAATGGCCCGTGATGTCGAACAGCCTGCGATTGATGCGCCTTATCTCGTCTGAGGTTCTATGCTTTCCGTAATATACCCAGTCCTGTGAGTTCATAGCCAACAACAGATGCCGTTTCTTCCTAAGCGTCTGCACTTCCTTTATCTGTTCGTCCTCGAGGCATGACATCCTTTCGCTTACTGTACGCAATGGCTTCAGCTCTGAAGTGTCTGTACATGTGTTCCAATTCTGCCTTTGTAAACTTTCGAGATACGTGCGCTCTTCGCATAATATCCGCAGCTCTTCCCTGCTGTTCGCGGTCAAGATTGCGGCCAAAAATCCACTGCTCTCCATGGTTAAAGATGTTGCATGAGGCGCATTGGCATCGGACGTTATCGGTGTCGTATCGCGTGTTGAGGTATTTGCGGCTTGCGAAGTGTCCTGCTTGGATTCTGCTGGCGTGGTGTTTGTTGCCGCATGTAAAGCAGGTGCATGTACCGTCTTTGTCTGCTGCTTTCCATCGCACGTATTTGCTAAACCATTCGTCGCACTTCTTTTTTGCTTGTGCATGTGTTAGGGTTTTTTGTTTAGGTGTTTTGTTCAGTTGCTTGCTGGCCTTGCCGTCGGTCTTGGTGCTGCGTTTCTTTGGCATGGCCTAAAATTACATCGCGCATCTTTTGCTTGATGGCATCGCGTTCGTTGGCTCCGTCTTTGTACAGCGGCCAGCTTTTGGCTTTGCGTCCGTTATCTGCTATGCGTTTGAGGTATGCAGCTTTGCGGTCTGCGTAACGCTCGTCGCAGAAGTCAAAAAACCGTTTGTTGTAGTCAGCTATTTCAACCTCATAATCTACGCGCCCGTTATTATTCAAAAACAGCTCTTTTTCGCGTGGGTGCGGCCGGTATCGTTGCATTGCTTCCGTTCCGTACAGCGTTTGTATGTGGTATTTGCGCCCGTCGATGAGGTCGAGCCAAAAGCGTTCCAAATTGGTCATTGCATTGGAATTCTAAGTTGAGATTGGTGTTGTTGTAGTCGTTTCTTTGCCGCGTTAAAATAGTCGGTATCAAGCTCGCATCCGACCAAATCAAAACCAAGGTTGTGGCAAGCAATGGCGATTGAACCACTCCCCAAATGCGTGTCTAATATTCGGTCGCCTTCCTTTGCGTAGTTCATCAAAAGCCATTCATACAGCTTGACGGGTTTCTGCGTGGGGTGGATGCGCTTATCTGTTTGCTTGCCTCGATGGTAACGAAAAAAACGAACTGCGCTCTTAAAAGACGTGTAACACAGTTCAGCATCTGCAAATGAAAACCCGTCATTTTGCTTATCCCATATTACCCAACACGTAGAATTTTTTTTGATTTTCGTCATAAAATTATTAGCTCCCCAAATCATTTGATTTTTACTTACTCGAAACAACTCGTTAAAATATTTTTCAGATGGAGCAGTGTTATCCCAATTTTTCACTTCATGTTTACTGCCACTCCAATTATTTTTTCCATCCATTCCAAGCCCGTAAGGCGGGTCGACAATGGCCAGCTCAAAAGCATTATCCTCGCACGTTGACAAATATTCCATGCAGTCAACGTTGTGCAGCTCAATCATTTCGCTCGGTTTTTGTCACGCTGGCGCATTTCCTCGCGCTCGGTGTATGTTAATCGGTCCTCGCCTTTCATCCAGTCGGCTTTTTGTACGCGCGCCGCAATTGGGTTAAACTCGGTGCCGAATTCAGGCGTGATGTATCTGAGCGCCTCGGCGGTTTCGCGTTCGTATTGCTGGCGTTCGTTTTCTCGGATTGTGTTTACCACGGGCGCTTTTAGTTGCTCGTATTTGGCAAAGCATTCCACAAACTGTGCAAGCTTCAGCCGCTCGTAATACGGCCCAAACGCCTCTTTTGCCATCATGTAGCAAGCTAACCGCCAATCGGACAAAGTGAAGCAAGGGTACGTGTGCAGAAGTTCGTTTACCGTCATTTCGATTTCTTCAGGCGTCGAAAGCGTCTTATTTGCGTCGATGAACTTGACGGTGCGCGTAATCATGGCCGTGAGCGCAGCGCGTGTAGGGACTTCGTTGTATTTCAGCGCGGTCTTGACGTTGGTGCATTTAAAACACGTCTCTACGGTCAGTTGTGATGCGTCCAGTTCTTGCAAACTCCGCAAGCTTCTGTTGGTTGACGCTATTTTCAAGGTCTCGCGCTCCTGCGCGGTGAGTTCTGCCGTTTTTGGACTGCTTAAATACCAGTCCTTTCCAACCGTTTGCAATAGCTCGATGGATAGCGTCAATGGCTTCGTTTTGGTCGGTGTATTCATTTTGTAGTTTCATTAATGCCCGCTGTTCGCTTTGGGCGGTTTTGTATTTGAATCGGTGGTCAGTTCGTTTATACTCTTTCCATTCATTCCATGCGTCTCGAAATTCATCACTTTCAAAAGGCAGCACAACCGAAGGTGGTGCGCTTTTAGTATATGACTTAGTAAGTATATTAGTATATATATTAGTATGTGCTGAATTCTGCGCACTCGTTTGCGTGGATTTACGCACTCGTTTGCGTGATTTTACGCATTCGTTTGCGCTATTTTGCGCACTCGTTTGCGCAGATTTACGCAGTCGCCGATTGTATCGTGTGCCCTCTCTGATGAGAAAACCGAGCGCGATGAGGTTGCTGATGTAACCGCGTGCCGTGGCTTCTGATACGTTCAAAAGCGTTGCGAAATATTCGTTTCCTGCAAAGCATTCTTTTTCTTGTTCATCAAAGCTGGCGACCTCAGCAAGCAGCACCCGCTCATTTGGGTGCAGCTCGCTTAGATTCCATATTTCGATTGGAATGCTCACGTACTTACGCATAATGAAGAATTGAACGCATCATTTGCGTCAACGAAATTTTGTATGCTTGGCTTGTGTTGTTGTCGCCACCGCTGACAATGTCGCTTTCATGCGCTTTCAATACTTTTTGCAGTAATTCCGTTTTTATCATAAACCCAAAATCATAGTCCTTTACTTGGATATACCAATAATCTGCCTTGGTTCGATTGATTCCGCTTTGCTTCCCACGGCTTGATATTTCAATAAATAGGTTTCCGGTTCGGTCTATCTGTTGGTCCGTCTTTACTTCTACGGTGTAATATTCCGCGCCCTCTCTCAGCAGTCGGCTAAAATGGTTTTCGCCTCGCTTGCCAATTTTTAAATCATATTCCCAGTTTTCATTAAACATGATGTCGTGTTTCATTCTTTAGGTCTGTTTTCGTTTAGCTCTTCCATCGTTTCGCCTACTGCGTCAAAAAGGTCTAGCGGGTTGATGTCCTTTATCTGCACGATTTTGGCGCTGTGTCGCAGTATGCCAGTCGGGTTGACGTACATATAATTTTCCACCGTTCGACGGCTTACGTCCAGCACCTCGGCGCAATGGTCCACGCTTTCAAAGTGTTCTTTGATGAATTGTTTCAGGTTCTTCATAATAAAATGTGCATTTGTATCGTATTCGCTTGGCTCTTAAATCGCGGCAATAACGTTGGCAGCTTTTGAGGTTGTAGAACTGCACGCGCGTATTTTGGTCGGGTAACTTGACCACGAAGCGAACGTTAGAAAGGGAAGTCATTGGCTTCAGCTGGGTTATCGTTTGCCTGCTCTATTACCTGCTCCTTTATGCTTTTTGGTTCAGGCAGCTCGTACTTCCAAGGCACCAGCGACATAAACGCGCGGTATTCGCCTGTGGTTTCGTTCTTCCACTCACGGCCTCGGACATTGCACCGCGCTTTAATTTGCGCTCCTACGGTTAGCCCTAACGCTTCATCCACGTCGTCTTTGAGAAACTCAAGCGCCACGGTTTGCGGGTATTGCCCGTCTTGTACAGTTACGTGTACTTCGCACTTTCGAAAACCGCTTGCAAATTCCTGCGGTTTGCAGATGCGTGCTATCACGCCTTCAATTATCAATTCCATGTTTTTTGTATGATTGGTTAAACTCTGTTTTTGTCCATCCAGTAAAGTCGATGCAGCGTAGTTGGTTGAGCTGCAACCGCTGGAATATTTCGCGCCATCGTTCTGGCGTCGGTTGGGTTTGTATTATTTCGTCCTCTAAGCCGTCATCGTCGTCGCGCATGGTGGACGTTTCGAGCAATCGCAGCGCGTAATCTTTTATCTGCTCCTGCCGTGCGTGCTGGTCGGCTTCTACACCGTCGAAAAATTCGTCAAGGCTCATTCTACTTCGTCTTCGCCGTAAACTTCCAACTGGTAAAACCCTGCGAGCTTCAAAATGGCGCGGGATAAAGCGCGTTTTTCAGCCATCGCAATCGGGTAGGCATTACGGTTGTTTGATTTGCTCACCTCGCCAAATGTTTCAACTTGCCCGATTTCGCATTTTGCGTATGCTTTAACGCAATATCTCCCTTCACTGGGGTCAGACCATTCAGGCACGGTAGAAAACGTCACTACGGCCTTTATTTTGGCTTGTACGTGTTCCACGCCTCGACGCGTCATGATAACAAAGCCGCGTGGGTCTTTGTGGAAGTGGTCGGCGCGCATCTCGTATCGCTCCGACAATGCTTTAAGTTCCTGCACTGCGCTCATGACAATTCTTTGGCTGCCCTCTGTTTAACTAATATCATTTCGCGGTCGGTGTACGCTTCCAGCATTTTCTGTAATTGCAACGACCTTTGTTGCATTCTTTGTAGGAAGTTGCTTGCTTTTGGCTCACTATAATCAATCATATTCAGCAAGTGTTCAAGCATCTTCAATTCTCCGTACACTCGCTCGGTCAATTCTTCGAGCTGATTGTACTCAAACTGATTGTTGATTGATATATCAACCATTTCAACGGTTTTTGTTTTCACATACTCCCAATCACGTTGCATCCATTTATCATTCATGGTTCTAAGTTTATTTCGTTCGTGCTGCTACAAGTTGGGCGCGGAAGTTGTCAATGAGTCGCAGGAATTCGCGTTCCTCACGCAGCTCCTGCTGCCAGTGGTTGAAATCGGTGGTTTGTTTTACGTGTACGCTGGACTGTACACAAATCGGCTTTTTCATTATTTATCGTTTTGTTGTTCGTGTGCTTCGTCTGCGCGGTCGAGCAAATCGCGGTCGTCTTGCTCATCGTCGTCGCTGGGGTAGTCGTAACCTTCTCGCCACATATTATTTTGCATTGCGGATAAAATCCTCTGCACATTCTTTAACGGTCAACCCTGCCGCAATGTGCTTGCCGTCACGATATATTGTCCAAACGTAACGGTTGCCGTATGTACGACGCTTGCAAATTCCAAAAATTTGTCCGTTTTCAAGTTCCATTTGCTTGACTCCCGCGCCCTTGCTTTTGATTGTGTAGTTCATGACTGTGTTTGTTTGTTGTTGTTTGATGTCTCAAAGATACGCAAGTTTTTTCGTTACGCAAACTTTTTCGAAACTTTTTTTTCTTGGGCATAAAAAAAGCGGCCCCGCAATGGAGCCGCCCAAAACAAACAACCTGCTAAAATGAATGATTCTAACCCTGACGCAAATATATGCCTTATTCTTTATTGCGTCGCTTCGTGCGGCCTAAAACTACCGCGTTTATGATTCGCTTCAGGACGTCAACTACCTTATCGTCCTTCTCGGTTTCTGTGAGCGCGGTAATCGTTCCCGCTGCTGTCAAAATAGCCAGGGCAATTTCAGCCCAGTAAGTTATCAAAAGTTCTTTCATGTTATTGTGCTTCCTCGATTTTCCAATACGGCAAATCGTGATTAGAGTTGTGCAAGGTAACCCACCAGCCACCAAGGCGTGGCGTGTTAAATCCTTTTTCAGTCGCCCAGCCTGCGAAACGGTCGCCCAGCATCTTGTAACTGCCAAGCTGCAAATGGTGTACGCTGTCTTGGTACAGCTTGCCAAAGCGGCTGATGCGGTCAGACGTTACGGGCAAATGCCACTTTTGATGTGTATGCCCGCGCACGATTAAGCTGGCATCTTTAAACTGCATTTGGTCAATGTCCACGCGCAAAACGCCTTTTGACCGTGGCGCGTTGCCGCCCATTCCGTGATGGTAATGTACAAAGGTCGAGCTGCGGCGCTTGCCGTTAACGTAAATCTGCATCCACAGCCAGCCGCTGTAACCTGCTACTTGGATATTTCCGCCGTTCTTGTTTACGATATATGCCACGCGGTCGAGCGGGCTGGTGTGCATCCGCTTTTCAATGTTTGTTTCATGGTTGCCGCGTCCAAAAAAGCGGATGACGTCTTTGTACTTCGTAAGGAATTCGGCGGAGTCCTCAATTACGTCATCGAGGTATGTGATGCTTTTGTATTCCGGTCGTATGTCGCTATAGCTAGACCTTGGGTCGAATTTTCCCCCCATCAAGTCGAACCAGTCGCCAAAGATA